CCTGCGCCTGTTAAAGTTAATGCGGCAGGGAAAGCGTCAGCAAGAACAGGAGAAAATATCATTGATGCATCTTCTGCTCCGTTAGAAACATCAGTAGCTTTTACAATAATTGTTCCAAAGGTAGAATCATTACCTGCGTCATCTTCTCCACTAAACTGTATTTTGCCCATGAGGTCATCATCAGCAGGAGAAGCTGAATTTCTGTAAAGTTTTATTACTGGCCCAACAGAGGCATCAGCATCTGTAGAAATAAGTGTTAGCTGTGCGGCGTTGTCGGCTGTGGTAATTGTTGAAGCCGCATTAGAAGCAAATCCACCATTAAAGACTGTAGCCGCTGTTGTAGTTAAAACGCCTGTAACAAGAGCAGTCGTTGCCATGTTTACAGCGCCATCAATGTCTACTACATCTAAGTTTGTAGTGCCATCTATATCTGCATCGCCTGATATATCTAAAGTAGCACCGTCTAGCTCACCAGTAATTGTAAAGTTTCTTACGCCTGTGTAGTCTTTATTAGAATCTAAGATAACTGCTTTAGAAGCTATCGCTGTACCTACAGCCGTTGAACCTAAGTCTAAAGCGTTTACCTCTCCTACTACAACTGTAGCACCGTCTAA